AACATCCTGCGGATGGTCGTGCTTGGACTGGTTCTTGAGGAGTGCCTGATAAGCAATAGCCTGTTTCACCTTCATAGCGTCAGCAGTGCTCACACCGTACTCAACCGCCATCCAGAACGCGAGAGAGGCAATCAGGTAGGCGCGGAACTTCCTCGGTGCTACGATGATTCCCTCCCAAGGATTCGGTTCCTCGTAGGAGTTGATGACTGTGATAGGAACAGGCATTACAAGTAAAGTAGAAGCAGCCCCGTAACTTGGAGTAAATCTAAGGCGAAGACAGTCAGGATAGTCTTCCGAGGTATAGACAAGTTGTGCATAACGGTATTCGGTGGAGATGAACTCGCCTGTGTGTACATACTGAACTTCCGCACCATCGCTTGCACGGAAAACACCGACCACACGCATAGGCGGGAACGGCAAGTTGTACCGTCTGTCCCACATCGCACTCACGGTGGAGTCCGTCACATTGTAGAGTTTCGTGAAGTCAGCGTCCACTTTAATCAATTTGAAATCTTGCGACCACAGGGCGATGTCTCTGTAATTGCCGAACTGGTCTGCGGGCCAGTCGTCAGTCTTCGCAAGGTCGCCGTAAGGGTTCCAACTTCCGGTGAGAGTCACCAGCCCTAGATCCACGAGAGCGTCGATTATCGTCTTCAGGAAGTCCACAGCAGGAACTCCGGGAGCCATACTCTCGCTTGCTACGGTGAGCAACTGCTTTCCGTTGTACGGAACAGCGCCGAAGATTTTACGAGGGTATTCCGGAGGCGGAGTACGCAGGTCAATAATACCGTTCTTCGGACACACCGGCACGGCAATTTCTGTCATATCGAGTGTGCGGTCGCAGTTCATATCCGGGATGATTTCATTGCGGAGAACATCGGCAGCACGCTGCTGGATATCTTCCGGCACTTCGTCAGGGTTGAACGACGGCACGATGCCAGCGTTAATCACAGCCCTATTTACTATATCCATTACTTGCATACTTCGGTCTCCCATAGTTTGGGCGCATCAACTGCGCGTCATTAAAGTTAGAACGATTTTGGAAGTTCGGCAATTTCTGCAACCAAGTCAAGCCCTGTACAACAGCATCAACGATGTCGTCGTGAGCGCAGTTGGGGAATTGCGTGAACTGTGAGAGGATGTCGCCCCAGATAAGACCTCGTGTGGCGAACGAGATATTACCAGCGTCGAAGAGATACTTCACCACGATGGCTCGTTCAACCTTGTCTGTCTTGGGGCAGAACTCAAGGATTCCACTCGTTTCCTTTCGGAGCAACTGGATTGCAGCCAGACCGTTAGACTTGTTCTCAATAAGCACTGGGACGCTGTTCCCCCAGCGTTTGCGCATTTCCCTGATTTTTGAAATCAGGAGTGTGATGTCTGCGTGGAAGTTCAACACATCCAGAATGTAGTAGTTCGGACCGTTGATTTCCTTTGCACACACAGCGATTGCGTTGAAGTCATTACCGATATCGTCCTTACCGGCTGCATCCACAGAGATGACGAGTCGGAGTTGCTGCATCGGCGGTCTGACACTTGTGAACACCAGTTGATTCTTTGTGAATAACTTACCCACATCATCGAGCGGCACTTGCAGATACTGCGCGTTGTATGTGAAGGGGTCACTCTTGTACTTGTCAATTTCCGACACCGGTAAGCGTTCCGGGCAGATACTTTCGCCGTTTTCCTTGATGGCAGCGAACTTGTACTGAATCCACTTTTCCTCGCGGTCTTCAAGCAGACAACCGGTCAAGTCCTTGCTTGCCACGCGCTGTTGAATTACGAGAATAGGTACAGTGGGCAAGTCAATACGGTTGCGGATGGTGGACTTGAAGACCTGCCAACGCCTAGCCAGAATCGTAGAGGAAATTCTGTCAGCCGGTTTGTTGGGGTCATCAAGCACCAGTAAGGTCTTACAACCGCTACCGGTCACATTGGAGTTCGTGCCACGAGCGAGAATCATACCGCCCGCTTTGTTCACCCACTCCTTCTTTCCGTTCGCTTGAGTCAAGGGCTTGAGTTCTGGTAGGTCGAAGTATTTACTCAACCATACCAGAATCTCCTTAATCTCTCGGTTCTTTCGGGCGACAAGTGCTTCATCGTAGGAACAGTAGATGACTGTGGAGGATGGGTCGTTCAGAAACCTCCACGCG